TGAAAATAATTACGAGCCAGCATTGATGCGGCTTTATAGGAATACCCTTTACGTCTAGCTTTTAATACAACTAAATGCTTATCAGTTTTTCTTGCGTGATCTATGGCATTAAAATACTTCCAATCCCCATCATAAAATGCAGGGAATGTTCTTTCACGTCTTGCTATAATTGTACCATCTGGAAGTTCCTCATCAACAGATCTGTCGATAGGACAATAATTTAAATAAAAATAATGATTACCTGTAATAGTTAATTCATCTACTTTATATCCGTATAAACATCTTTTTCTTTCTTCATCCCAATAATCATAATACTCTTTAGTATTTGGGAGTGCAGAACTATAATGTCCATGTTTTATATAATTTAAAGCGGCTGGTCTAAGTCTGTCTGTATCCTTAAGCATTTGTTCTTCAATTTCAATAATTCATCACATTTCTCATACTCTTCAGTTCCTGAAAAATGCTCAATTAAAAGATCTAATGTAGCCTCATCTCTTCCATCGCTAAAGGAAGGGTCAAAGGGAAGATAGAATTTACTATATTCTCCAGAATCTAATTCCAAATATATATCATCTAAAGTTTTTCTTTTAGTAACTAAATTATATGCATTAGCCATAGATTCATTATAGTGACTTAAATCCTCTAAAAACTCCATACTATATTCGTTTTCCTCCATCATATTCCACTGCATAACCTTCTTCTACCAGTTTATCGTTAACACAAACTTGTGTAATAGTATCTTTACCAGAAAGTTTACTAATATGTAATCTTCCTATAACTCTACCATACTTACCAAGCTTTGTACTTTCCAATTCAAATTCATTTGCAGATCCTTCTAACAGCTCTTTTAATCTTTCTTTTGCAGCTAAACCCATTTTCTTTTCAGCTAAATTTCTTGTTCTAGATTCTGGAGCATTTATACCCCCTAATCTAACACGCTTCTTTATTGTTATATCAAAACCTAAATCAATTACAGCGTCAATAGTATCACCATCAACTACTCTGTCTAATTTTGCGTTGTATCTGTACATTTTATTTATTTATTTCCACAATTCAAATCCCAAATTAAAGAACATAAATCTATATTCTTTAATATCAAAATTCATGTAGATTTCTAGTATTGTTAAGAAACCTAATCTCAATGTGAATTCAAAGATACCATTTTTTTTGAAACTATTCCAACAATTTATCCAATCTATTTTCATTTTTCTATATTTTATTGACTATATTTATTAGTTATTACACCTCCTCTATTAATATTATTTACTTGTTCTTCTTTTTTAACCTGCTCTTCTAATTTAGATAATCCGTTAATTACATCACCCATTTTAGATAGATTCTGCACGAGATCTTTTGCAGAAAACATAAGTCTTCCATTATCATCCATCATAGTTAAATCTATATTTCTAAAATACTTTTCTAACTTAGTGACAGATGCTCTAGCAGCTTTCAATAATTTAACAGCGGATGTTTCTGTTAATTCTTTATACTTATCACAAGCAGCTTTCATTTTACTGCTTACTTTATATTTTTTCTTAAATATATTTTTAATCACCTCTTCTTCTCTTCTTTCTTCATCATATACAGCAAATGGAGATTTGTGATCACATATATAATAAACATATGCTAATTCTTGCGTAGATAATACTTTAAAGTATACGCTGATGGTATTACCTGATTCTCACTTATTGTTAGTAGATCCACTTTTTTCTTTTATATATTTTAATCTTTTTTCATTCACATCAAACTTACCAAAATATGGTAATCTTACTCCTTCAAAATCTCCCTTAGCTATAATTTTATTTACAAATTTAAATTGATGATCTATAATGTTAGTTACAACTTTTAAAGGTAAGTTATATTTTGTTGCTATTTTTTGTATTATAGATTTTTTATTATCTGACATCTATCTTTCTTTTGAAAACGGAGAGTTTTTATTCACAGACTGAAAGTATCTATGTCTATGAGGATTTCTCACAGGCCGTAAAAATTTTATTTTCACTTTTCTATTATGAAGACCAAGTCTTGCCATAGTTAAAACTAATAATCTTCCATGCCACACTTGCCATTGATCTCGTATATTTTTAATAGTTATATATTGATTATACCAAGGATTACCTTCTTTGTCAGGTTTATATCCATGCTCTTTAAATTCATCTTCTAATTTCTTCCAGTCAATATTTTTATCACCTTCAAGTTCAGGAATTCTTCTATCTAATAATTCTTTTAATTCTTTTATAGTTCGCATTTGATAAGGATCTTGACCCCTCATCTCTGCTATAATATAATCCTTATCCCTCTTTTCCGTCATTGGATCCGGATTCGTCGTCGGGTCCATTTTGGGTGTTTTCTTTGTTGGATTTCTCCTGTGATGTCTTGTCCTTTTCCGTCATATACAGTTGCATTAAAATGAGTAGCTATTTGTTCAGGTGTTATTTTACCATCTTTTACACCTTGATGTAATTTCTCAGATAGAGCCTTAAGTCTTTTTCTTCTTTCATTTTGTCTTTCCCATTCTGCTTTTTTATCATCTACAGTTTTTTCTTTTGCTTCTTTTTCTTGTAATAATTTTGAAGCCTCCATTTTAGCAAGATCTTCCGGACTTAAATATAAGGGATCCCATCTAGATGGGTTATCTGGGCAAGTTGTCGTTCTCCATTTAGCTTTATGTTCCATTAAACATCCACACTTGCCACATCTCATTTTTTCTTCAATTAAATGTGGACATGCTTTACATGCCTCCAATCTTTTTACATATTGATCATGTGTCACATTAGGTGCACCTTCTTTTACATATTTTGCTAAATCTTTAGCAAAACTTGCCGCCATTTTAAATATACTTGGCGGTTTTGGTTTTTCCATCCCGTCTTGACTAGGATCTTTTTCTTTATCTTTACTCATACATTATTTCATCTAAATCTATACCTATTAATTTTCCTTTACTGTCTTGTACGACTATAATTTCAAAAGGGTATTGACTATATTGGGTTACTACGTATTGATGACTTTTAAGCAATTTCGATTGTGATTTGTTTAACATTTGGATTAAGTAATTTATTTACAATATAGTTATTATTTTTAAAAGTTAAAGCTTTTTTATCCTTTAATCTCTTAACATAATTATTTAATGTATTTGGATCTTCAAAATTTAAAATCTTTGCTACTTTATCTTTATTGCTTTTACTACATAAATTAACATCATTAGCTTCTGTATTAACTTTAATAAAAGCAGATACTACTTCTAATTCCTTTTTAGTTAAATTAAAAATACCATTCCAGATCTGCAGTCTCTTATAAATACTATTTGCTTTTATCTTTATCTTCATCTAATTGTACACATATTACATATTCACCTTTACCTATTTCAACTCTTAAATCCCACGTATTATTAACATTTTTACCCCACTCTTCTAAACTATCATTTAAATCTCTTAATGAATACATAAATTCTGAAAAATCTTCTAAATAAAAGTTACTTAACAACATCGTGGTTCATAATTTTTTCATACCAATAATACCATTCCATAGAATTCTTACTTTGTGTTGATATTATTTGTCTTTTAATAGCATAATTCAATGCTTTCTTTTTATCAAATAATCTTATTATATGATAAATACCTTTATGCAAATTTACCTAATATTTGGTATTCTGCAATTAATATAAATTCTCCCTCATCTAAATGTAGGACACGAGCCTCCACAGTTGGATCCACCATTACAGTATCTCCTACTTTTGTTTGCTTGCACTCAGGACCTATAGCTACTACTTCTAATACGTTCGTAGTTATGGCTCCTGCCGTCTTATCATCTAAAATTATTCCTGAATCTGTTACTTTCTTAGCTGGATTTGGAAGAAGTATCCATACGCCGTAAGGTTTAAAAGTTATTTTTTTTGCCATTTTATTATAAATTAGTTTATGCAAATATATAACAAAATCTTTTATAAAAACAAAATAATAATGAATTTTTTAATTTTTGGGTACAGGTTCCCCCTTGAAGATTAGTTTAATTTTGAATTTCCACCTACCGTATTTAGCCTCCGTGGGTACATTTCTTTCAGCCTATAGTATACTCCCACCTAAGTTTTATATCAAAACAATTTTTGGAGTTATCGGGGACAACCTTAACTTAATAAGTAAACCCAACTTCTGACCCTATAACTACTTTCGCCCTCTAGGGTGATCTGTGACTCCGTTGCAAATATAATAAATTATTTTTAATTATCTACCTTGACCTCTGTATTTTTTTGTATAATTATCTGATCCTTTATTAAAAGATGTTTTTTTCTTAGCTACACGATTGTGTTTTTTTCTTGAATTTCCTTCGAATGTAAATACATTAACTTTTCTTGCCATTTTGCAATATTACAACATTCCTATAATATATGCAAATATAATTAAGAGAATGTACAAAGGTTCTGTCATGTCTATTTTCATATTACAAATATAGAGATCTAATATTAATTATATGTTAAGATAAAAAAAATTCTAGGTAAAAAATTTTTTTTAGGTGTTTTAGTGAGAGCGTAGGGGTATTCTTTCCCGAACCCCACCACATAAATAAGATTTCAAACACCCCCTGTTTCAAATCTTATTGTAAATCGGGATGAAAAAAGTCTTTGCAAATGCACAAGCT